AACTCACGATCCACCACTCGACACATATCTTCTTTGTAGTAAATATTATTCAAGCCGAGATCATATAACTTTCCTCGCCATTGAGCAAAGCACTGATTTCCCAGGGGATCTGAAATAAAACTAATTTCCTGACCTCGATATTCTATCATTCCAAGTCGGACTATTAAACCGACTTCTTGTGCTTCTTTATAAATCTCGAATGATGGCTCGGAGTTCGTCATCAAGTTTGGTGTTTGTCTGGTTACTAAATTCGACTCCATCTACGAGGTACTCTCCTAACTCTTTTTTGGTTTCAATGATCTGCTGTACCCTCTCGTCGATAGTATCCTCACAGATTAGTACTGTAATGAACGCAGGTCTTTCGTTATTAACACGCCAGATTCTGTCAGTACCCTGGTCGAACATCGCAGCAGTGTAAGGAGTGTCGATGCAGATTAAGTACGATGCGGCGTTTAGTGTCCAGCCAGTTCCGATCTTTCCCCAAGTTCCGATGCAGACTTGCTCATTAGGATCTGTTTGGAATCTTTCGATGTTGTTTGCAACTATCGCATCTGGAGTATCGCCAGTATTTAAACTAAAACGAAATTGCCCGAGTTTCGCCGCAAGATCATTTAAGGTTTCCTTAAACACTGAGAGTACTACTACCTTCTCACCTTGAGAAGTTAGTTCTTCGATGTACTCTAGACATCTGGTTACCTTAATCGATTCTACCTTTTGAGTAGTCAGTAATCCAGGACATGCAGTTGCTTGTCGGAGGCGTGTCGTGAGAGCCAGTAAGTTAGCCGACTTAAGTTCGATCTTATCAGCTTCTTCTTTGACACCTTCTTTGATGGCTTCATAGAACTTGCGCTGAGTATCCTCTAATTCCAAAACTTCCAGAGTTACAGTCTTAGGCGGCATATCAGATCTAACTTGGTCTAGTGTACGTCTAAGTGAACAGCTTTGAATTTCTTCTTGTAGTACCTCAAGGTTCTTAAACCCAATTACCTGTGAATCTCGGATTCCGCCGAAGTTACAGTACTGCGACTTGTAAGTAGTAAGTATGGATTGATCATTACCTGTCCATGAGAGCGGTACATATGCTGACAAAGGATTGTTAGTAATGAGAGTACCAGTTGCGGCCACCTTGAAAGGCGCCTCAAGCTTTAGTAAGTTAGTACCTTGCTGAGAAGTCTTGGTAGCGGCTTTGTGTGCTTCATCGAAAGCGATCATTCCGAACTTGTTACTAGACTTCTTAAAAGCTTCGATGATCCTGTCGTCTCTCAAACTCTCTAAGTTAGTGATAACAAAGAATTCGTCTATTGGATCCTTTAGCTGCGCAGCTCGCTTGTCCATGGACCTATATCTAACCTTGCCGGTTCTGGTAGTGTACTCTCCAAGCACCACAGCCGACTCGGTCGAAAACTTCTGAATTTCCTTTTTCCAGTTCTGCTTTAGTGAATTAACCCCGCAGATAATGAAACAGTGATCAATTACGCCTCTACGCTTTAAGGTCTCAGCCAGCCAGATAATAGAGTTAGTCTTGCCCAGGCCCATTGAGTCTAGTAACAACCACTTCTCATGAGAAAGGCCGTAGTTAATAGCCTCAAGCTGATGATCAAAAGGTTTCATCTTAAACGAAATCTTCTCAGTTTCGGAGAGGGGTTCTAAATTAAATTGTCGACCAAAATGAAATTCGCCGGATTCCGGTGTATCAAGTAGTCGTAAGGTTATCTCATCCAAGAAAGTAAGACTGTCAAGAAGTCGTCCTAAATAACATATAGGGAATTCCCAGACATTATCTTTTTTATGATAATAGTAAGTAGGAATAGTTTTCAAAGCGTCGACAACATATTGGTTAAAATCAAATGTAACGCATATAGACGAAAGTCCTGAGATTTTCTGTGGAGGAGATATTTCTGTAATATGTATCATTATGAAATCTCCTAAGTTACGGAAACGAAATAATCGAAATTATCGAAATTGCCGGAGTTACGGAAACGAGATTATCGAGATTTCGGTAATTTCGGAAGTTACGCCTACGCGTATACGCGCGCGTAAGGAAAAAGGCCTAATTTGGCTAAAAGTGTAAGAAACTAGCCAAAATTCGGCCTAAAAGGTGTAATTAATCTAAAAGTGAGACGTATTTGGTTGAAAAATCGTTCTCTGGGGCTTCTTCCTTAGCTTTATATGTAACAGTAGCAGTAATTTCGAAAGGTTTGTCACAATAATCACATGTATAATGCTCTACCATGTCGGGTTCTCGAGTTTCTGTACTATAATCTTCATATAAAATACGTCCGAACGAGTCTTTTACAATTTCGTCAGGCTGTCCTATCAAAGATCCAGGTAAATATACTTCTCCTGGAAGATATTCCGCACCGCAATGAGGACACTTAATCACGGCGGTTTTATGTGCAATTTGCATTTTCATTTATTTGGCTCCTATCAAATGGCAATTTTTTGAAAATTTTTGAAAAAATATTAGCACGCGCGCACGCGTCTAGTACTATATATAATATATTATAATATACTCTAGGTAGAGAGTATATTATAATATATTATATATAGGTATCTTATATATTAAATAATATATAAATATATATTTTTTATGCAATTTTCGGTTTTGAGAAAAACCATTGTCCCTGCGGGACTGTTGGGACAAGCCCAACAAGATTCTATAATATTATATATATATATAATATTATAGTTTATCTAAAATATAATACAATATATAAGTTAATAATTTAATAGTTTTCAGAAAAATTTTTCGAATTTATTATCAAATTATTAGATTAATAATTACAAATTTTTTGTGAATTTTTCCGAACCCCTGACCGACCGGAGCGGGACGCGCCAGAATGCTCCTAATTCGCGTTTTAAAGTACTTTAATCTATTGGTAAGTAAACTATAGGGCCTAAGGCTTTCGTGCGAATCTGGATTGATTCTGGAGCCCAGAACGAGATTCTATTTAAATCCTGTTATATAATATAAATTTAAAACGCGCGTAGAACGTCCAGAAACGTCCTGTATCGCATTTAAATTGTTACAGAGGTATTCTATACTACCTAAGTCATTTCGCGCGATTCTGGAGCTTCTGGTGACCTTTAAACAGGATAAAATAAAAAGACCTCTTAAACATATAAGAGGTCTCTTATTATTATGTGGATTCGGACCAGGTCGTACTGTCTGTTTTAATTTTTACAATATCAGCTTCAACCCATTGAACTACGTTATCTTTTTTAACCTTAACCCAGACTACGCCCTCTTTCCAGCCGTCTGCTGCATTTGGTTTAATTCTCATGACGCCGGCATTCTGAACTGTAATACTAGCTGAGGAACCTGGTCCCCAAGAACTACACGAGCTTTCTAATACTGTGCCTGTATTGTCTGAGCCAGTTTTAGTATATGCACTAACCTTAACTCTGATAGACTCTTTAGCATTAATACGGTAATCTAAAGGATCTATTTCTACAGAGTTCGTAGAGACTGTTAAGTAATTAGTGCTTGTTCCTAACTTAACGGTTGTCCAAGAACCATTAGCAGTTTTCTTTTCCATGTAGACTCTGTAGCCAAGTACTTTAGATGTCGTTCTACCACTAGTAGTACCGTTGGTAGTTCCTGAGCCTACACCAGGACTCGAAGCAGTCCAGGTAAAAATCCAAGGTAACTTTACAGTGAGCCTACCGTTTTTAAAACTATCTTCAGTCAACGTTGGCGTTCCTGGAGTGGTTGGTGCTTTATAACGTCTAATGTCTAATGTAGCTTCTGTTGAAGTGGCATCATTACAAGCGCCGTCTACAAAGGTTCTTGCTTTTACAGTTTGAACATTGGCAGTACCAGTGCTAGTAAGCTTTAGTGGGTCTAAAGTAAGACTGTCAGCATCAATCCAACCACCACTTCCAATTTTGTACTGAAGAACTGTTTCGTTAACCTTGTTATAGTCGCCCTTAGTACCAGCTTGGCCTACAATCTTACAAGATCCATAATAAGTCGAACCGTCGCCAGTATACAAATCTACGATAGTAGGAGTATGTGCGGTTACTGCTGTCGCCTTAGTTCCAGTAATTGACATAGAAGTGTTTGACGTTACTCGATACGCATAATTTCTGCGTCCGCCCTGAACATTAGACTCACTCCACTTTTTATATGTAGGATGGAAAATTTTATTGAACGCTGCGGCGGTAATAGTGCTAGTTGCATTCTGACCGTTGTTACAAGCCCAGAAAGGACTTAAAGTAAACGAGGCAGCAGTATAAGTTTTAGTTAGAGTAATAGTAGAAGTAGTGTAAGGGTAATCAGGATTGCTTGAATAAGGTTTACATGAATAAAGAGTACCACCATAACCTGTTCCGGTTGTCCCGCTAGTATTAGAAGGATTATATAAAATATAACAACTGTCCGTATACCAGCTATCCTTACCTTCAATTCTAAATCTAATTTTTAAAGACGTCGGAGTTTCTGACGCATCATCATAGTCTACACAAATATCGCAGTTCTTTAAATAAGTGCCTGCGCCGTCGCTATAGTCCCATCGCTTATATTCAACCCAAGCCATTAACCTTCCTCCTTATCTAATACGGAATTAATCTTAGTAAGAATCTCTTCGACGATTTCCTTAGTAGCATCAGAAAGATTTTTTTCTTCGTCGTCCTTCGCTTTGTTATAATAAAAGTCGGAGAGCTCACGGAAGTTTCCTGACTTAATAGAGAAGGAACCCCAGTCGCAAATCATTTCTAATATATAGATATAAGGCATGTCTTCTCCGAGCCAGAACTCTGGGTGATGTTCGTTGTGCATCCAGTGATGAGTCCAAGCTGCCTCGTACTCGGGAGTCTTACCGGAATTATTAAACCACTTTTGTGCATAAGGTTCGAACTCTTCTTCGGAGAACTTAGAAGCGTCGTGTTCCTTAATTAAATCATCGAAGACGTTAATATCAATTTCATTGAAGAGCTCAGGAACTTTTTCTTTTAGCCAGTCGGCGAACTGCTGAACTCTTCCTATATGTTCATTAATATACTTTTCATTCTCTTCTAAGTAGTCGGCCTTACCTTCTGTTATACTACTTAGAAGGTTCATAGCATTTATAAAATTCATATTCATT